GCGCCAGCAACGGATTACGTGCCAGTTGAAAATCGAGTGCCAGCCGCAAATGTTAAGCCCGACGGTGAAATATGGACCCCACGGTGCTCGGAATAACCCCATATGACCTGTGAAATTCAATAGGGCTTTCTGATAGAAATGTTTCCGTATCAATTGATGATACCATTGGCCATTTTCCCTGCGCCATTAAATAAGACCATTTAAATAGAATTAAATTAGCGTGGCGAATATACCTTTCTGTACTTATCGGAATATTGTGGTATTTTATTAGTTCAACGGCGCGCTTATCTGCGTCGAGTTCTATGCGGATTATGCGGGAGCAAAAATTTTTGCGCGCCTGTCGGTTAAGCTCCTTTGTGAAAAGTTCGCTTACGTCATTTTTTATTTTGTCGAACGATCTCCAAGACGCGCCATTACTTTCCCACTGATCTAGGTGGCCGCATTCATGCATAAGGGTGCCAACCCAAGTTTCAAGCGGGTGTTTGGTGGCGATCTTTATAATTGGGACGCCATCGAAAATATCAAATTCTCCTATCGCGGCGATATCTTTGCATATATGTTTCGCATTGATCATCTTGAGCTTTCCGCCTAGCCCCTCAAGCCTGCAACTTATTAAATTCAAAAAGCGATCTATATCTTCGTTCTTTGTTTTCATGATACGGTCGTTATATATTTTAGGCTATCTATTCATTACGTTTCTTATTTTAATATAGAAATAAACCTTACAAATATGTAAAATATAAAGAATAGTTAAAAAATCAACTGTATGTCATTAAATTATTTTTGTCCTAGCTGTGGTAAAAAAACGCCCTATCAATTTACTAAACCAATATTCTGTTCATCGTGTGGGTTGAGGTTCTCGGATGGGTTGGGGCTCTCGGGTAGTGAAACGTCAGCCACAATATCGGTAAAGGCTACTCCAACTAAAACGNCCGTTGCCGNCGCGCCAAAAAGAGCAAACTTCATTCAATTCGAAGAAAGTAGAAGTAATAACAGATCGCGCGACAATAGAATTGCAGATAGCGAGCTTGATGACGAGGATGATTACGATGATGATTTTCGCGAGCAGTTTGCAAATATGTCCGGGCTCGATGTCGTAATACAAAGTTCATCACCTGATCGTGGTGAATCCCTTCGTGATATCGCCCATCAAAAACCTGATGATGCGCCTGTTAATAGATCAATGCAGTCAAGGCAGCGCGGGAGGCCCAGAAAAAAGCTAGCCGTCACGGCGTCAAATTTACCAAAAGATTTTGTCGAGCACTCATCCCAGCGCGGTAGGGGTCAACAAGTTCAAGATATTGATTTCGGGATGGGAGAAAACGATTAATGCCACCAAAAATAGAAAAGCCGAAGCGCAAAGAGAAGGTAAAATCGGCTTTAAAAGATAAACCAATAAAAAAAGTAAGTAAAAAGGCAGCGGCAATGGTAGAGCGTCCAGATTTTGAGTCGTGTATTGATATTATAAATCGCGAAATAGCAAAGAGAAGGTCAAAGTGGAAACTTACGTCAATAGCATGGATGGATTTTGCTGATATAGAGCAAAAGATCAGAATGCACCTTTTTAAAAAATGGGATAAGTGGAATCCAGAAATGCCGCTGCTACCCTGGTTAAATACGGTAATTACAAATCAAATTATTAATATAGTCAGAAGCAATTATTCAAATTATGCGCGCCCGTGCCTGACATGCCCACATAATGCGGGAGGAATTCATTGTAATTTGTATTCCGTTCAGAGTGATGATTGCGCGGAGTATTTAAAGTGGTCGCGAACGAAAAAACATGCCTACGATGTAAAGCTCCCCATTAGCATTAGTGACCATAGGATTTTCGGGGAGGGGAATGAGTTCGATGCACGCGCTTCTTCGTCATCTGGCTTTGATTTTGAGAGTTTTATTCCTAAATTTCATCAATCCATGATGGATATATTGCCCGCCCCACAAAAGAAGATATATAATTTATTATTTATCGAGCACATTCCGGAGGATAAGGTTATATTAATGCTGGGATACAAAAATGGATCTACAAAAACGGGATACAAGCTCGTCAAGAAGCTAAGATCACTTATAGTCGAGAAGGCGCGGGAAATATTGCCGGAAATGCTTCACTCGGATAATCATAATAAATAATTTTATCTATATGAGCGAATCTTTGCTGACACAGGAACAAAAAAATAATATATCTGCACTTTTTAATGATGGTGCCTCGCCATTTTTCGCGGAATGTCTGAGTGTGGCATTCCCAGATCAAAAATTTGATGGAGTATCGGCGCAGGGGAGGGCTGTAAGGGCGTTTTGTAAGGAAAACAATTTAGAATATAGCGTAAAAAGACAACCGGCTCGCGAGCCCATTGTTTTTTCCAGCGAACAGCTCGTTGATATAGAAAATAATTTTAGAGTAATGTCTCTAGTCAATTTAACGAAGCATATATTCAAAAATGAAAACTTAACGCCATTAAGTGCCGAATTTAGAACTCTATCCAAGTATGTTAAAGACAAACAAGAAAGCAGCCAATTAAAAAATGCCAAAAACTCTGGGCTTTCTAGCAATATGCCCATTGTTGAAATTGGGGGCGAGGATGAATTCGGAAATGTGCCGCAAATAGCGGATTACAATGCGCCCAAAACAATAAAACAGACCATTGATAGGATTAATAGATATTTAAACTACGAATGGGAGGAGGCGCAGCTCAAAAAGAAGCAGATGGCGGAAGTCGCGCAGCTAAAAAAGTACTTAAACATATTTAGATTTCTATATCAGATTAATTCTTATAAAATACAGAGCGATAGGGATCTATTCGAGGATGCCTTCATAAGATATACCCATGATAAGCCAGATTTGACCCAAGAAGATCTGGATCAGTTCATTACTTTGTGCAATCAGATTGTTCGCGCAGCGGAGATTCAACGAAGGATGGAAATGCTAAGGGGTTCCTTAACTAGTGGTGAGATTTCCATGAAATTAAATGAAGCTATCAATGTTTTGCAGTCGGAATTGAATTCTTGCGAAAAAATAAAGACCCAGCTCTATAATGACCTCACAACTAAGAGAAATAAGCGTCTAGAAGAGTATAGTGACGGCTCCGAAAAGCTAATTAATCTTGTGCAGGCGTGGAAGGATGATGAATTTAGGCAAAAAACAATACATTTAGCCGAATTAGAGAAGACAAATGTACAGGAAGAGGCGAATCGAATAAATTCTATGTCTGAACTCAAAGCTTTGCTTAGAGGTGCTACAATAGAGGAGCTTGTGGGCTAAAAGTATGCGAGAGTTGACATGTGAGATCTGCAAAAATACATTTACATCTGTAAAAGACCTAGCCGCACACATAAAAAAGCATAGAATTTCACAAAAAAGGTACTTTGAACAGTATTTTCCAAGAAAAGATCTGTTTTCTAGCGAAAAAATACAGTTTAAATCACTTGAACAGTACTTTTTATCAGATTTTTGTGATAAAATACACTTAAGATCGTGGCTTAAGAGCGTAGATTCTGAAAAGGCAGCTCAATATCTGTTAAAAAAGCTAAAAACTTACTGTGATATAAAAAAATTTGACTACGCGCCGTCGTCTTCTATACTTCAGACCATAGCGACCCTTCCATCAATTAAGGTATTTGAGTATTTTTTAAAAAATAGCTATTCTGAGATATGTAGGTTGGCAGGTGTAACCCCAAGATTCCAATACGGCAATGAAGTTGACATTTTAGCGCGTGGAACTGAGTTAAAGCAGGTGGTTATAGACACAAGAGAGAAAAAACCAATACAATTTGGCAAAACAGTACGTAAAATTTCAATAGGTTTGGACTACGGTGACTACGCCCTCTCCCCAAGCTCGAAAACTGCCATCGAGAGGAAGAGCTTTGGTGATTTTTTAGGCACATTTTCTCTTGGCTATGAGAGATTTTGCAGGGAGCTTTCGCGAGCCAAGGATAACGATGGATACATCGTAATAATGGTTGAGGCAACATATAGTTCGCTAATGTATCAAAATAAAAGGTGGGGATACGCTAATCCTGAGCATGTATTTCACAATTTGCGAGATTTGTATAAAAAATATGACAATTTTCAGTTAGTTTTCTGTGATGGCAGAATAGAAATGAAAAGAATTATGCCCAAAATACTTTCATTGCGCGAAAACGTCAAACTTATTGATCTGCAATATTNTTTAGATAAGAATTTAATTTAATTAAAATTACCATGGCAATATACACAGGAAATCAGCTTCAAAAACCAGTTGTTAAAATTAACGAGGAGCTTAAAGCATTACGAGGTGAACTTGACGAAAAAACAGCTAGAATAACGCTAGCAAAATTCCTCAGATACAATTTGGGGTTCACTTCACAGCTTATGTTGGGTATAAATATGGAGCCGATACAGGAAATCCATATGAATGCTCTCTTTTTGAAGAATAATTCGATGTTTGTGTGGTCGCGTGGAGCCGGGAAGAGCACGGTGGCTGGATGGTATGCAATTATGAAGTGCATTTTTGAGCCGGGAACTAGAGTGGTTATAGCTTCAGCGAACTTCAGAACAAGCAGAAGAATATTTGAGGAAATCGTAAAACTTCTAAGCACAGAAGACGCGCAGTTGGCTCGCCAGTGTTTTCACGGACAGCCAAAGCTTAGAAATGATAAATTTCAATGGGATATTAATGGTGGATATATTTGTGCAATCCCTCTATCAGAAGATACTCGCGGTATGCGTTGTGACGTGCTGATTTTAGACGAGTTGATGCTATTATCGCCCATGATGATCAATGACGTGCTCTCTCCATTCCTATCTTCGCCGCGAGATGCCGCTTATAGGATTAAAATTCGCAAACTTGAGGATTCATTAATTAAATCAGGAGTTCTTCATCCTAATAATAGAATTTTATTCGAAAATCCCGCACAAATGATTGGCCTTTCGTCAGCATCATATCAATTTCAGCATTTATATAAGATGTTTGTCGATTGGGGCGACTTTATAGAGCGTCCTGAGTTAGTTGCCATGGAAGGTAAGGAGCAGGAACCCCCTACGTATTTCTTATCACAGCTTGGATGGGAAGCTATCCCCCCCACTATCTTAAACCGTAATTTCATTAAGGGTCAGGAGGCCAGTGTGTCGGCAGATTCGTTTGGTCGTGAGTATTGCGCGCAGTTTAGGGATGGTGGGGATGGATATTTTTCCATGAGGAAGATGAATTCCTGCACAATACCAGACGGGGAGCTTCCGCACGCTAAAGTTCTGGGTGATCCTCTCAAAAAATACATTTTATCAATCGATCCAAACTATAGTAAGTGTTTTGGCAAGGGAACTAGGGTGTTAATGTATGATGGATCTACTAAATCAATTGAAGATATTGTTATTGGTGATATAGTTATGGGGGATGATAATTTACCAAGAGTCGTTACGAAAATCTTCTCGGGGCAAGATGAAATGTTTAAAGTTTCACTCGTCGGTGGTGATTCGCATGTGGTAAATAAAAATCATATATTGTGTCTGGAGCAATCAAATAACCCAGAGCGCGGATTTTGTGGTGGTACAAAAGTGGAAATTTCTGTTGGGGATTATATTCAGCAAAGTAAAGAATGGAGGTTAAAGCATGCTGGGTATAAAGTGGGAGTGGAATGGGATGAGAAACCTCTTCCAATTGATCCTTATTTTATTGGAATTTGGCTCGGGGATGGGTCACGCCAATCAGTCTCGATTACAACTATGGATCAGGAAATAAAGGATTATATATATAAGTTCGCAGAAAAGCACTCGTATGATGTTACTATCCGATCACGGGTTGGAAATAAAGCGTCCACATACAATCTCGTTCGTGGAAAGGGCACCAATGTAAAAAAAATACTTGATGATCTTGGTATTCTTAATAAAAAATCTATTCCGTTGGCTTATTTAGCAAATTCTAGAGAAAATAGATTAAAATTGCTTGCCGGATTAATCGATACTGGTGGTTGTCGCGCATCAAATAATGGAATTTCTTTTTGCAATACGAATTGGGATATTATCGATGGATATATGTTCTTATGTAAAAGCTTGGGTTTTCGCACCTATCTTCGATACTATCCATCGAAAAATATTAAACATAAATCGCATTGGACGGTGACGATTTTTGGAGAAAATTTGTCGGAAATACCAGTTTTATTAAAAAGAAAAACAGGGGTAAGCTCAAAAACAAGAAAGTCATTGAGATATAAAATTAAAAATGTCGAAAGTATTGGGGTGGATAATTATTATGGGATATCGCTCGGAGATAATGAGAGATTTCTTCTTGGTGATTTTACCGTAACTCACAATTCCCCGAGCGCAGATTATTTCGCAATGTCCGTTATTGAGATAGATGACGAAAAGGAAGATGGAATATTAGTTCACGCATACCAAAAAGTGGGTGCTGACCTACAGGACAATATTAAATACTTATATTATTTGATGAGCAGCTTCAATGTTGCATTAATAGTAGCTGACTCTGCCGCCATTGATACATTTTTGGACGCCTGCAACGATAACGAGCTATTCAAAAATAACCTAAAAAAGAAAATTACCTACATTACTGAGTGGGATTCAACTAAAGACGGTCAAGAATACGTGGATATGTTGCAGGAATCCGTAAAACAATATAATGTAGATCTTGGATGTATGTGTATTAGGCAAACATTTTCCACAGACTTTTTAATTCGCTCAAATTCATATCTGCAATCGTGTATTGATCATAAAAAGATATGGTTTGCATCGCGCGCCTCAAGCCACCCAAACTACATTCAATATATGTTCAATATTAAACTTCCATTGGAGCTTATCTTCCCAAAGGGTGCTAAAATCATGCAGGCAGACTCAAAAGAGGAGACGAGAAAACTGTCCGTGCGCGAGCATGTAGAAATGCAGGATGATATTATTTTAGACACCAAAGAACAGTGTGCGAATATAGAAGTTTCCACGACCACTCGCGGCACACAGAGTTTTGACCTACCAAGAGCCGCTAGAAACGCGACCTCAAACAATAAACCCAGAAAAGATAACTATACTACGCTTCTGCTTGCCAACTGGGGGGTAAAATGCTACTTCGACCTGAAGAAAAACCCGTTAAAGGTGCGTAAATTTGACTTTACACCATCTATAATTTGACAAATGCGGGATTTTAATAGAACATAAATGTAATTAATATTGATTTTATGGCGACACAAAAAGGAATAAGGAGCGTAAGCAAAAAAACAACTAAAGCAAAAAGGGAGATTCCAGAACCCTTATATGCAGCTTTGGACGATTTTAACCGTATTTCTGCGTCGACAAGCTCTGGGGGGCAAACATCTACTCGCGGAAATAGCGCGTCCTCTATCGTTCGCACGGGAAGATTCACCAATATAGAAGGTGGAGTTGCGCCATTTGCGTTTGGCGGGGGAGCCGGAAGCAAGTATTCTAGCAATATTTCTATGCAAGATGTCATTATGCTATGCCAAAAGGCATACTGGAATGTGCCAATTTTCAGAAATACAATTGATTTAATGACAGAATTTGCGATGTCACCCATATATTTCACTGGCGGAAATAAAGAATCAAAGGATTTCTTTGATGTTTGGGCTAAAAAGATTGACTTATGGCAGCTTTCCGAGATGTTTTTCCGAGAATACTTTCGGAGCGGCAATGTTTTTATTTATAAGCTATACGGGAATTACTCGCGCGACCAATTAGTGAAATTGAAGGATGCTAACATCGCTACGGCAGCAACAACTGTTCCTATTAAATATATTATATTAAATCCATGCGATATTAATGTATTGGCGTCTTCTAATTTTGCAAACCCCACCTATACAAAGGTATTAAACAAGTTTGAGCTAGGGGCTTTGATGCGCCCGCAAACGCGCGAGGATGAGCAGATGGCGAATGCTATTCCAGAATTAAAATCATTAATTAAAAATAAAAATGCACAGTCAATCGTCATCAATCTGGACGATAACCGACTTGTTACGGTTTTTTATAAGAAACAGGACTATGAGCCACTCGCCGTTCCTCTTGGCTTCCCTGTTTTGGACGATATTAACTGGAAGCTAGAATTAAAGCGTATTGATATGGCGATCTCCCGCACGGTCCAGCAAGTAGTTCTTCTTGTCACTCAGGGAGACAAAGAAATAGGGCCTCCGACAGAGAAAAACCAGAAGATCTTGCGCGAAATCTTTGAAAACGGATCTGTTGGCCGCACCCTGATCGCTGACTACACAACAAATGTTGATTTTAAAATTCCTCAGATTGGAGACATTCTTGATCCCAAAAAGTATGAGGTCGTTGACCGGGACATTCGATATGGATTGAATAATGTTCTATTCGGAGACGAAAAGTTCTCCAATACCTCTGCAAAGCTAGATGTATTCTTCAAGCGCATCGAATATTCTCGCCAAGAATTCATGACGAGGTTTGTCAACAGGCAAATCGAGCAGATATCTAAAGAGATGCGATTTAAGTCTGTGCCGAAAGCTAATTGGCGAAACTTAAACATGAAAGATAATTCCGCCGTGCTGTCTCGCGTATATACGCGCCTTCTTGAGCTTGGGGCGATTACGCCACAAGAGGCAATCGAGGCAATTCGCGATAATAGGCTTCCGAATTCCGAAGATCTTATCTCAAATCAAGAGGAATACAAGAAACAAAAGGATGCTGGCATGTTCGTGCCTCTTCTTAACAATAACCCAGCAATGCTTGAAATTGCCAAAACGAAAAGCACAGAAGCCGCGAAGGAGACCAAGCTTACTGGTAAACCAACAGGTCGCCCACCGGGTGCGTCTGGAACACCCAAGTCACCAAGTAAATCGGCACCTATTGGTAAAAAAACAGTTGCCTCATATCAGTTTTCGATTGCGTCTATTCCAGCAACTCTTAAGGAAAGGGACAATCTATGTGTGCTAGTTGGCTCTGAGCTATGTAAAAAATATAAAGTTAAAAAACTAAATGCTTCGCAGAAGCAAATTGCAGAAGATTTGGCGGATTTAATAGTAGGGTCAGAACTAAAAGCAGATTGGGAAAAGAAAATTAAGCAATATATCGACAATCCAGTCAGTAATGTTTCAGAAAATGAAGTGGCAAAAGATATTTTTGATATTGCAAGCTACCATGGGGTCACAGACAAGGAAGCTGCCATTCTATTTCACTCGAAAGCGTAATCTATGAATAGATCCCTTATCCGCGCATCACAGCTTAACCCAGACGTATCTGGTTTAGTATATCAATATACTAAAGATGTTTACCCCGAGTATAGGACATATTCCGGAGTTTCTGGTGTAAATATTGCAAGTGGAGCTGGCAGGGTTGGGCTAGTTAGCGCCGGAAGTATTTTGTCTGGCGGAGTAGTTAATAAAATAAACAATATAACTGGTGGATCCATATTTTTAACTGGACAAAGTGGGATAAGCATATATCAATCCGGAACTAATAGTTTAATTTTATCTTACATTGGCGGATCTGTGCAGTCAATTAATGGAGCCCAAGGGGCCGTTACGCTTACTGGCTTGGGTAATGTTTCCATTTCAAATAATTATTCAACTGTTTCTATTAGCGGTAGGTCAATTACTGGCCA